TAAAAGCCCCCGACGGTATTCGACCACGCACTCGTCTTGTATCCGCGGCCATTGAATGAAACCAAGCTGTCATTAGCCAAGACGGCAGAGGGCGAACCGTGCGAACCGCGAGAGCGCGCTCCGATGAACTTCGCCTGCGAAAATGCGGTCGTGTTGTCGTTGTGCTCGACGAGAATTGAGCGCGTGTTTGTCGAGCCCTGCGAGCGAACGGCAAGCGAAGCTTCCGGCGTACTCGTGCCGATGCCGATTCGGCTGTTTGCCTTGTCGATGAACAGCGTGTCGTTGTCGATTGATATATCGCCGCCGAGCTTTACGTCTGTGACGTTCAGCGTCATTTCCGTAGCGCCAATGGTGATCGCCGCTTGCCCGCCAGCCGCGATGCCGATCAGATTCGTGCCTGGCCGGAAAAGCCCCGTGTCCACGTCGTTGACGAAGAAGAGCGAGGGAGCCGCCGCCGTGCCGTCCTGCAACTCAATTTCTCCCTCGTCGCCGGTGATCGTGATTTGCGTCGGCGTCTCGGTGATGGTGATGTTCGCGCCCGCAACCAAAGTTTTCGGCGTATAGTTCGGCCCCTCGCTGCCCAGGATCTGCCCACTCGACGGGATCGGCAGAATGTCGGTCAGCGACGCAATGCCGCCCCCGCCGCCAGAGTTCCCGCGTGCCGCGTTCAGCGTCCATTCATCGGATGCGCGGTTCGGCCTTTCGCGGTTGCCGTTCGTGTTGCTCACGAAGCTGTCGCCATTATACGCGACGAGGTCCAACTTGTTATATACTTCCCCGCTCTGCCACTTGCCGCGAGGATTGAGCCCGCGTGGCTCTTGAAACTCTTTGCGAAGCTGGTCAATCTCGCCGGCACGAGGGAAGCGAGAAAGCTCCGCATCGACGATCTCTTTGACCGCCGACGGCAGAGAGGCCGCGTGCTTCGCGATCTTCGCCTCTGCCTCTTTTGCTACGCGCACGTTCTCTTCGCGCTCTTTCAACAGAGCCGAGAACTTCGCTTGCGCGGAGTCCTGGAGCGCACGGGAGAAAGATTCGATCTTCGCGCCCAGCTCCGCGCTCAGTTTCGCGTGCTTGTCGTCGGCCCGCGATGCGCAAAACTCCTCCAGCTCGGTGCGCAGTTGCGGCTCGAACTCGTCAAACGTGCGCTCAATTTCCGCGCTCAGATGCTCGCGCAATTGCGGCAGCTCGGACACCAGCTTTTTAAGGTCCGTCCGCTGTACAATCGCCAACTCGATAAGGCGGTCAATTTGTGTCTGAGTGTCCATATTGTAAATACGTTTCTGCTTATGACGATTTGCGGGACAGTTCGATGACGGCCTTCTCAACCGCTGGCTTCACGGCTTCCCCGCATCGAATGTTCAGCTCCTTGCGGTACTGCTCGACGGCAGTCAGCCAGTCGTTCGGATCTTCCGGCTTCTTTTGCAGGATCATCGCAATTTCGGTTGCTGCTGAAAACTCGACGCGGCTCGCCTCGCCGGCTGAGTTCTCCTGCCGCTTGTTCAGGCGCTCAACGATCGCGTTGGCCCACGTCTGCCCAGCGTCTCCGCCCCAGCCGTTCCACGCCTGCCAGCCCTTCCCCTGCTCGTCCCACGTCTCGCCCTGCTTGTCCACCTCGTGCCGGTCAAAGTAGGCTTTCATGCGTCGCACCGTGTCTTCTGAGAGCGACTTCCGGTTACTGATGTCGCGAGCGCGTGCGATGCCCACAGAGGTCATTCCGCGTTGCGATGGCGGCTTGTTCTGCCGCACCTCTAGAGCGCGCTTGGCATTGGCGACCATTGCCGCGTTTGGCACGTAAGAGCCATCCGCGAAGTTGATCGCGATAACGTCCGAACCGAACAGCTCACTGTTGTCGCCTGCGTCTGGTTCTGCCGCGTTGTCGCCTTGGGTTTCAACCGGACCTTGCTGCGACGGTACGCTTGCCGCTTGCGCCTTCGCTGCGCTTGCCCCTACTGCGTCACCTGCTGCCGCTGCTGCTGCCGGCGTGCTGGGAAGGGAGCTTGTAGTGAGTCGAATAGCCGTCTCCGGTACGCCGTACTTCTCCGCGAGTTCTTTGACGAAGTTCGCCTCGATTGCGATCTGCTCCAGCCGCGAAAAAGCATCGGTTCCCTCTTCGGCGGCGATCTCCTGTAGCGACTTCGCGCCCTGGCGGTTCTCGTTCATGTTCGCCGCCGATTCGCGGCCCACGTCAATGCTGAGTTTCGCCGGGAAACGCCACTCGCCCTTTGTTGCGCGTCGGAGTGCCTGCACCATTGTCTCGCCGGTCAATAGAGGAGGCGGTGCAATTTCCCCGCGTGCGATGGCGTCGAGTATTACCGCGTCTTTGATCGGGTCGAGTACCTTGTCGGTTAGAACGCCCTGATGTTTCGTGAACACGCGATCCGCTGCCGCAAACTCGGCGCGCACGCTTGGGCCTTTGTAGTCCTGCGTCCCGAACAAGACGCCTTCCGGTACACCGACCCCCAGGGCGATCTCGTGCATTAAATGTTGCACAAAACCGGTAAACGCCTGCGACGGTCGCGACGGCATCACCTCGACGCGGTCGCTGTTCTGAAAGTAGCGAATCATGCCGACCTCCGTGAGTTCGTTCTTTTGCTGCTGCCCGTTCGGCAGCGACATCGACGGATTCGGCTGGAACAGATTGCGCGGGTTTGCCGTGCCTCGGTCGTTGAAGATCAGCGCCGCCTGCTGCGAAGAGAAACGCACGCCAGCCTTTTCGGCCTGTAGGATCTCGTGGAGCATTCGCGCCGTCTGAATCGCGCTGTGTAAATCCGTCACTCCCCGATACTGATCGACGCGGAACGGGTCGAAGTAGTGGCAAAACTGCTGCGCCGGAATGTCCTCCGCGCCGAAGTAAACGCCGTCACGCGTAACGCGGAAAACACGATACGCGACGGGTTGCCCGAAGTCGTTTGTAATGATCCCCTGAAAGTAATTGTCTGACGCGACTGCGCTCTCGTTCGGGTTTCCGATACGCATCGCGGGCACGAGTTGCAGCTTCAGGCCCTCGCCACTTCGCCGGATGACAAAGCCGCAATCGCCGTCAATCGGTCGCTCCTCCGCTGCGAGCTGCACCAACTTTTTGAAGCTGTGGCGGTTCGTCACGTCGCACGTCTTGCACCACTGGTGGAAAAAGTCGGAGACGATTTGGTTGTACGCCCGATCTCCGGTTGTCGGCGAGTATTCGTGCGGCGTCAGATACAAGCCAAACTTGCGGGAGATTTCCCGCGCCTCTGGGAAGTTCTCCACGAGGTCCCGAGCCTCGTACATCATGACGATCCGGTCGCGCTGATTCTGCGAACTCTCGGACGGCTGCGAGTATTGCTTAGGTGAATACAGGCGATTCGTGCGCGCCGCGTTGTACTCAAACAACGACTTTTGCACGCGAGCTTCCAGCCGCCTCAACGCCCAAGTCGGCGCGATGTTTTCAAGCGCACGATCAAGCCACGGCTTTTGCGTAACCAGTTTTGACGCGTCAAAGTGTTCGTGGTCCATTGTGTTAGTTGCCGTTAAAGCTGATGAACGTCGTATCCGTTGACGTTCCCGCCGCGTCGGTCAATGCGTCCTGAATGTTGCCGAGCATATTGTTCAGCGCGTTGAGGTCCGCTCGGCTCACGCTCTTCCCGTTCAGGCTGTAGCTCTGGTTGAGGAGCACCGCCTGAATTGCGTCCAGCGTCTTGGTCTTGAGCGTCGCCAGCGTCGCGGCGTCAAGTCCGAGGAATGGGTTGTCGAGCATACCACTGCTCGAAACGTCAAAGCGGTCACTCCTTCGGCGCTTGATAGCGTATCACGTTCGCGATTGTCGCCATGCAAAGCATCATGGCCGACGTGTCCAATCCGTGGTTCGGCGCGTTGCTTTTTACTTCCTGCCAAGCCCAAACGCCCGTGCGGATTTCAACCTTCGACTCGCCGCGAATGTGCTCGAGGTAAAGCGGGTTCACGTCCTTTGGCAGAAGCCACTTCAAGTCGCCTTTTCCCTCCAAAGCGTTCGCCAAAACGTCCTTGAAGTAGTCCCCCGACCAATCGTAAAAGAACACGTCCCCGCCTCGGTAGTCGCTCACGCGTGGCTCGCTGAACGGGAAATTGATCAGCTTGTCAGTCGCGTCGTCTCGCATCGTCCATGTTTTGCGCCCGTGCCCCCGCATCCCCCGCCAGCCGAAATCTGCGCAGTCTCGGTCAACGTCGGACGGTCTGTATCCGCGATCCTGCGCAACGCATCCGTCCTGCACCTTGTAGCGTTGTTGCATCTGCCGGAGCTGGTCCCGCGTCTCGACGCGCCCGAAATAAAGCTGCTTGTACGTCGGCCCGGTCGCAGAGCTGAACGCGCCGATCTCTAGCCACCAATGATCAAGCTGCCGGTCGATCGCGGCGAAGCGGATGACTTCGTTCTCGATGCCTTCCCCGTTTGAAAACTGCGCCACGGTGTAATCACTCGTCTGCACGAATAAATTGACGAGCTTCTTTTCGACGACCCACGGACGCGCCTCGCGCTTGGTCCGAAACTCGATCTTCATTTTGTCGTCGCCCTGGCGGATATGGTGATTGTCGGCCTCGCAGAATTCCTCGACGAGG